AAATCACTATGTCATATTATGATAATTATGGTGCTGATATCTTTGCCGATGAAACATTAGCACTAACTAAACGAGGTAAACCGCGTAAACGCAAACCAAAAGAACCTCGTATTTACTTTACTCAAGACACTGAAGATGCTATTGTTGAGTATTTAGCCTCTAATGATCAGGTTGAACGTAATCGTATCTATAATGAGCGTATTGAATATGCCTTTTATAAATTGGCTGAAAATATTATTCATACGTTTAAGTTCTATTATACTGATACTGATACAATTGAGGAATTAAAACATGAAGTAATTACTTTCTTACTTGAAAAACTTCATTTATATAACCCAACTAAGGGTAAAGCATTCTCCTACTTTGGTACTATTGCTAAACGCTATCTGATTGTTTATAACGAAAACAACTATAAAAAGCTTCAAGAAAAAGCTGATGTAGATGAAAGTGATGATGAACAAATGATGCTCTATGAAAATGATAAAAACATAGAGAATGCATTTGATGAATTAAGTTTTATGGATCAATACATTAAGTATATTGATACTTATTTATTTAAATTATTTCCTAAAAAACAAGATGCTCAAACAGCAGACGCTATTGTTGAACTGTTCCGTAAACGCGAAACACTGGAGATATTTAATAAAAAAGCACTTTACATTTATATTCGTGAAATTACAGATGTATCTACTCCTCAGATTACTAAAATCATTAAAAAGCTTAAACTTATTTACGTCCAACTATATAATGAATACTACCAACACGGATATATAAAGATTTAAGTATTTATATTTATTGGTAAACGCATTTTATGGCTAATTTTGATGATGTAACAGTATTTGATGGCATGTCTTTATCAGACTTGTTTAAAAAAATACACAAAAATAACAAAGATATTGATAAACAAATTGGTGAGTTCATTGAAACAATGAAACCAATGGCAACGTCTAACGCAGGTTCCGCGGTAATGTTAATGCCTACTGTTAAAGATTTAATTGATGTTAACGTAAAAAATAACGAACAATTAATTAAAATGGCAGCTATTGCACAACGAGCCGCAACTATTAATGCAAATAGTGGTACTGAGTTAATTAATATAGATGAGATTAATGCTTTATTAGAAGAACAAAAAGCAGTACAAGAACAAGGTCAAAAATTACTTGAACAAGCACCTGTAGTGCAACTTGAAGCAGCAAAATGAGAGTAAGAGAAAATTTAGGGTCTGTTGTATCTTCAGTGGGTAGAAATAACTTCGCTCCACTTAGATTACCTCAAGTAGGAAAAGTTTATGGTGTAGTTACTACTAAAGATACTCCTACTCCTGAAATGTTTAATAAAGTAGGAGGTTTTAGTGGTATAGGTTCTATTTTTTATCTTAATTATGAACAATCTAAATTTATAACTGGAAGTGTTACTGATGATTTTTTAGATAAGTGTGATATAGCAAAACCTTTTTACCCTCAGTTTCAATATTATCCTGCCTTAAAAGAATTGGTCTATATTATTGATAAATTACCTTCTTCAGCTGCTCAAATTTCAGATGTTTATGGTCAAACATATTATATTAGTACTATAAATCTTTGGAATAACCAACAACAAAATTCTCAACCAACAGGAAAAGATGATAGTTTAGGATCTACTCTATATGAAAACCCAAATGTTAGACCTTTAATAGCATATCAAGGAGATAACATAATCCAAGGCCGACAAGGTATTTCTTTAAGATTTAGTACAACAACTAGAGGTATTGAACCTTCAAATGAATGGAGTGAAGTAGGAACTGAAATAGATCCTATTACTATATTAACTAATGGTTTAGCTTATGATCCTTCTAAACAGTATTATGTTGAACAAATAAATAAAGATGCTTCTTCAATTTATTTAACTTCAACTCAAAAATTACCTTTACAAACCAATAAAACAGGAGTATTAAATAATTTAACTAATCCTTTAAATGCATCTGATTATTTTAACTCTCAGGTTATTTTAAATGCAGATAGAGTTACTTTAAACTCTAAAAAGGATGAAGTAATGATTTTTGCTACTACTAACGTTGAGATAAATACAAAAAATGTTATTAATTTAAATGCTGATGAAAGAGTACATTTAAATTCAAATTCTATATTTTTAGGACCTTACGATAAAACAAAAACATTTCCTTTACAGCCTGTATTATTAGGATATGAAACTACTAATTTATTTGAACATCTACAATCAATGTTAACTAAATTAGCTATTTATTTATCTAGTGCTGTTGGAGTACCTGAAGGTGCTCCTATGTTAGGTATAAATGCTGCTGGTAAAGAATTAATAAGAGATACTCAAAAAATGTGTGATTTAATAGAAAAAATATTATCACAAAAAGTATACACATCATAATGGCAGATAAAAATAAAATAAATATAGCACCTGTTATTTCTCCTGATATATTAAAAACAATATCAGCTGCTACTGCCATTAAAACTTTTGGTTCTCAACTTGTAAATAAAAATAAAGAGACACTTGTTGTAGGTAATCAAACAAAAACAGCTCAAATAAACGATGAATTACAAGCATTAAATGTACAAGAACAAAAAGCAGGAGAAACACAAAAAACAACAGTTGAAAAAGCTCAAAAAGATTATAATACAAAACAAATTACTGAAAAGCAATATAGTGAAATTAAACTAACAGCTCAAATTGCTTATGAAAAAGAAGTTGCTTCTATTAATTTAAAACGAGCAAAATTACAATTAGATAAAAATCTTATTGAAAATAATCCTCTTAATAAATTAAAACAAGCTCAAAAATCTTTTAAAACAAAACTAAAAGGATTAAGAAAAAAAACTCAAAGTGAAGAAATAAAATCTAATATAGATTTAACAAAACAAGTAGCTGTTAATGCTGCTAAAAATTTAGCACCTATAATTGCTTTACAACTTGTTAAACAATTTTTTAATATAATTAATCAAAGAAAAAAATTAGAAACATTAGTAGATCAAGTAAATACTTATATTGATACACAAGTAAAAGATGAACAAACATCAACTATTGCTACTAATTTAAGAAATAATGCTATTACATTAATTAATAATAGTGCTAAAAAATTAGAAAATTTAAAGAAAACTTTAGATAGATTAGTTAAGACATTAACAATAATTTCAGCTGTTATTGCTGCTATCCAAATAATACTTAGTTTACCTTTTCCATTTTTAATTCCTATTAAAATACAATTACAACCTAGATTACAAAAACTATTAGCTTTAATAACAGCTTTAAATACTATTTTAGCTGTTGCTACTACATTATTAGGAAATGAAATAAACCAAATAAATGCATTAAAAGATAGATTAAAAGAAATTAGTTTAAAATTAGATGGAAAGTCGCTAGATAATTTAACTAATTTATCTGACTTTTTCTTACCAACTGGTTTAGATTATCCGCCATATAAGGGTTTTAATTTTAAAATTAAAGAAGAAAACGACCCAAAATTTGTTGTTAAAGGAAATAAACGCAAATATGCCGTAGCGATTAACCGTGATGGTATAGAACAAATTAAAAGTGACTACTCATTTACTCAGGATCCAAATGATTTAATAGAGCAATTAAAACTAGTTATTGATCAACAAAACTTACAAGGATAAAATATTTATAATTATGAACGCAAAATTATTTAAACAATTAATTAAGGAAGCGGTTCGCGAAGCAGTTCGTGAAGAAATTGGTGTATTGTTATTAGAACAAAAGAAACAAGAGTTAACTGAAAGTAAAACAGTTAGCTTTACTAGCAATGATGTACCAGTAAATGCCGATGCTAAAGCAGCTTTACGTAATAAAATGGGAGCTATGTTTGGCTATGAACAACCTCAATCACAATTAGCAGTTGATCAAAAAGCTGATAATCCGTTTGCTGCTTTTATTGCTGATGCAGGAGCTAACATGACTGCTCAAGACTTATCAGGATTAAGAAACTTAGGATAATATGCCAATACCTCAAACAATACGTGTAAATCCCTTAGATTTACAGAAAAATATTGCAATTGGGGTATCGCTGCCTTTTAATGGTCCTGGTGTATTTAATAGTACTTACACTACTAAAGATCAAGTTAAATCAAATTTAGTTAATTTGTTATTAACTGATATTGGAGAGCGAGTAATGAATCCTGAATTTGGATGTAATTTAAAAAAATTTTTATTTGAAGGAATTACAGAAGATAATTCAGAACTATTAATCAATAATATAGCTAGTAGTATAGCTATTTTTATACCAGAAATAACAGTAACAAATATTGTTATTGTTCCTAATCCTGACTATAATACAATAAGTTTGAATGTTGATTATATAATGAATGTATCTCAATCACCAGATCAAGTAACTGTACAATTTAATTAATAATGGCTAACGAGGATAAAAATATATCGTATTTAAATAAAACGTTTGGTGATTTTAAATCATCATTACAGCAGTATGCTAAAACATACTTTCCAACAACATATAATGATTTTTCAGAAGCAACCCCAGGTAATTTATTTATTGAAATGGCTTCATATGTTGGTGATGTTACCTCATTTTATTTAGATACACAAGTACAAGAAAACTTTTTATTATATGCTAAGGAAAAAGAAAACCTATATGCTATGTCATATGTTATGGGTTATCGTCCTAAAGCATCATACGCTTCAAATACTGTAGTAGATATATACCAATTAGTTCCTTCTCTTATTAATGGTAATATTACAACTCCTGATTATACAACTTATGGGTTAATTATCCCAATTAATACTACAATTACTTCAGTATCAACTGGAACTAAATTTTTAACTACTCAACAAATTGATTTTACAGATACAGGTAGTACTGAAATTACAGTTGTTGATAACAACTATTACTTATTTAAAAAATCTGTTCCTGCAATTTCTGCTGAAATTAAAACAACTACTATTGATGTAGGAACAAACCAAAAGTTTGCTACATCAAATATTATTGATACTAATATTTTACAGGTATTAAATGTTACCTCTAGTGATGGTAATTTTTGGTATGAAGTACCTTATTTAGCCCAATCTTCAATGTTTATAAAGGCTAATAATCCTACTTCTGGAAGTGATAATGTTCCATATTTACTACAACTCCAAAGAGTACCTCGTCGTTACGTATCTAGAATAATTTCAGATAGTACATTACAACTTGAGTTTGGAGCTGGTTTAACTACTGCAAAAACAGATAGTCAAATTATCCCAACTCCATCAAATATTCAAGCAGGAATAGTACCTGGTATTTCAAATTTAACTAGCAATTATAACGAAGCTGGTATATTCTTTACTCAAGAATATGGTTTAGTACCATCTGGATCTTTAACAGTTAAATATCTTGTAGGTGGTGGTATTACATCAAATGTACCCGCTAATGATTTAACCATTATAGATACATCAGGAGTGTATTTTAAAAATACTCCTGGTCCTTTATCTTCTACGGTTTTAGCTAGTGTTGTTTCTTCTAATCCTATTCCTTCATCAGGTGGTAGAAATGGAGATACAGTAGATGAAATTCGTCAAAACGCTCTTTATGCTTACTCAACTCAATTGAGAGCTGTAACTAAAGATGATTATATTGTAAGAGCATTAGCAATGCCTTCTGATTATGGCACTGTAGCTAAAGCATATATTTCACAAGATATTAATAAAACTCCACAACAAACTGTAGCTGTAATTCCTCAAAATAATCCACTTGCTCTTGATTTATTTATTTTATCTTATAATAGTAGTAAACAACTAACCCAAGCATCAGCTACATTAAAAAACAATTTAGTAACCTATATGAATCAATATAGAATGGTTACTGATGCTATTAATATTAAAGATGCTTATTATATTAATATTGGTGTTAATTTTGACATTACAGTATTAAGTGGATATTCAAATAAAGATATATTAACTAATTGTGTTGCTGTTTTACAAAATCATTTTAATATAGATAATTGGCAAATAAACCAACCAATTATTTTATCAGATATAACATCTAAACTTTTACAAGTTAGAGGTGTTCAATCTGTAGTTAAAATTGAAATTGTTAATAAGCAAGATTCAACAGGAGTTACATACTCACCTTATGGATATGATATAGCAGGAGCTACTAAAAACAGTAACGTATACCCATCATTAGACCCAGCTATTTTTGAAGTTAGATATCCTAATACAGATATTCAAGGTAGAGTAGTTGTACAATAATATTTATTGAAAATTATAAAGTATGGATTTAAATAAATTAAAAGGACATATTCCTGATACAGT